AGCGGGAGAGGACCGTTCAAGTCTTGACTAGCGCGGAGCGCTTGAATGACGGCGTCACCTATCTCGGCTTTCGTTGCTACTGCGCCGTTCACGTTCACCGTGATATTCATCTCGGCCATTGTCGTAGGGTCGGCCAAAAGGTAGTCCGGGAGGATTGATTGAATCGCCGCCGACGCGCCAATAGCCGCCGCCGTCGCCGACGATTTACCGCCGCCGCCTCCGCCGCCGCTTCCGCCGCCGCCTCCGCCGCCGCTTCCGCCGCCGCCTTCGCCGCCGCCTCCGCCGCCGATCTGCGGGACCGGGACCGTTGGCATACCCGGACGGAAGTCGACGAACTGAGGCATTCCGCCGCCCGTGACAGAAGAAGCGCCGGAGGATGGCATCGTTATATTGATGCGCCCGATAGTTCCGATCGTTTTTCCGAACCTAAGCCAAGACGGGAGAGAGTTGAAGCCTTCGATCATTGTGTTGATCGCGTTGATCACGCCGTTGACCAGTCCTACTATGAGGTCGACGATTAGCGAAGCGATTTTCGATACGAAGTTGTAAACGATCGTGACTACGTCCATGATCTTAAAAAATGCAAAAAGGAGGCCGCTGATCGCTACTTCGGCGATCTTGAAAGCGCCACTCAAAACGAATGAAAAGATCGGCGCGAGTTTGTCTCGCACGAAGCCGAAGACGTTCTCCATCACCCCTGCATAGCGGCGGAGAGAGTCGCGGTTGTCGTTAAGTTTTTTGACTACTAGATCGAAAATGCCGACTAGTCCCTTGAATATGGGGATCGCGACAGTCCGAATAGTTGGGACGATGTAGTCGAGGAAGATATCGCTCAGTCGATGGAATGCCGGGATAAGGAAGTCGCGAATAATTGGCACTACTCGTTTCTCGATAACTTTGCCGATGATATCGAGCGCGTTCGTTATGTATGGCATCGCTTTATTTCCGAGCGCTTCAACCGTTGGGAAGACTGTCTCGATTAGGAATGTAGAGAACTTCTCGAATAGCGGGAGGAGTGCCATTCCGAGTCGTTCCATGACTTGCGAGAATGCGACGCGAATCTTGTCGGTCGCGTTAGCGGTTGCCTCGGCGGTTCCTCCGACTTGTTTCTCGATTGCTTCGAGGATGAGAGCCTGCGCTTCGCCGACTTGATTCGATTCGACGAGCGTTCGGATGCGCTCCTTCTCTGCTTCGGTGAATGTGACACCGGAGCGCGCAAGCGCGGTGATTCCCTTAATTGGGTCTTGTAGGGCTTTACCGAGTTGGACCGCGTTTTCAGAGGCGCTTCCGAAGCCTGCGGCGGCGAGATCGAGCGCGGCTTTCGTTGCCCGGTCGAACGCGCCTCCCGATTCGTCGGCAGTCTTGGCAAGTTCGCCAAACGTGAGGAGTTTCGCTTGCGTTGACTTAATAATGTTCTGATCTACGCCGATGTTTAACGCGGTTTTTTCGGCAAGTTTGACCAGTCGAGCGGATACTTGATCGGCTTGCGATCCGAATAGTCCCATACTCTGAGTTATTTGTTCGATGCGCGCGTTAGCGGTCGCGGCGTTTTCGCCTGCGTTGATCAGTTTCTTGCCCATGACGACCGCGGCGGCTCCTGCGGCGGCGAATGCGGCGGCTCCGATCTTTGCGAACTTGGCAACGGACCCTCCGAAACGTCCGAGCGCTGACTCGGACTGGTTAACGGCGTTACGAAGCGGCGCGGCGTTGCCGGCAATGGTTACGGAGACGATAGCCACAAGCGGAGTCTACCTCACGGGTTGAGGTCGTTCTGGCGGATGAGTTTCTTGATGAGTTGCTCGTAACGGTCCTTTACTTCGGCGCGTCGCTTGTCGAGCGCGTCATAGATGAACGGTTGAGGTTTGATAAAGCGAGCGGGCCAACCGAAGTGAATTGGTCCCGCATACGGGACGGCCTTGAAACCTGCCTTCACTCGTCCGGAGGTCTTCGAGGCCGCGGCGCGAATAGAGCCCTGCAAGCCTCCCGAGACGACTGGGACGTAGTTCTTCGAGTCTCCGGCTACTGCGTCGGCGAGTGTCTTATTCACGGCAAGGAACTGGTCGCCGTAGTCGACATCCTTCGCTAGTTTCTTGAGGTCGCGTCGAACCTTCGACAGTCCTTCGATTTTGACCGAGCCTTCGCGTCCCTCGACGCGATACCCGAACTTCCCTGATGCCATTAGCGGCGGCCTCGTTTCTGTCGTGCTTGATCTTGTGCGCGCCTACGCCGCTCGAGTAGGTCCGCAATAGATTCTAGGACTTCCGGCGGTGACGCGAGAAGATCATTCGGCGCGATATGTGTCTCGATAGCGAGGGCCGCTATCCATTCGGCGAAAGTGCCTCGCGTTACCCTTTTGGGGAGTCAATGACGTCGACGTCGACAATTCCCTTGAGCCATTCGTCGAATACCTTCACGACGTTGCCGGAGTCCTTCTCGGCGAGCCAAGCGAGGTAATAGATGTGCTCGAACTTGGCGTCACCTCCGCCGAATGCGGCGGCGAGTCCTACTTTGGCGTGGCGCTCGAAGGCGATAATAGTCGGCGGGAGTACCGGAAAGTCTTCCCGGCTTCCGTCCCGCCGCTCAACGGAGACGGAGATTCTCAGCATGGTTACGCGACGGCCTGCGCGATCGAACCGCCCGAGTAGGTGACGGTCACTTCAACCAACTCGCCGACGTTTACCGTGATGGGCAACGAAGCGAGGTAGCCGCCGGTGTGCGTGTAGCGCGGCGAGGACGCGCCGGGAGCCGCGGCGAGTGGCTCGTAGACGATGTCTGCCGTCGTGCCTACGTCACCGAAGAGCGTCTGAATGACGTCAGTCGTGGCGAAGTTGCCGAGAAGCGTGAACGTCGTCTGAGCGTCCGGGAGGCCGGCGACGTTCTGCACCGATGAATCGGCGAGCGTCGTTGCGACGAGCGCCGGAATGTTCGGGTCCATCGTGATGGAGGTGAGTTGGTCCTTGAGATCGACGCCGCCGACGGTAAAGACCGTTGCCGTGCCGAGTTGGGTCGTCGTTGCCATGTTCTAGATGTTACTCGCTTTCGGGTTCTTTGTTACTAGAGGTTTTCTTCTTTGGTCGATCATAGTCGACGACTGGCTCGAGGTGTCCGGTCGCGACGCGCTTCTCGACGTCGACGCCTTGCGCAACAAGATCGGCGGCCTCGATGATCTCACCTATCTCGAACGAGACAAGGTTCCGGGCGGTTACGCGATATCTCATCCCCATAACTCTACCGCGAACCTATAGGCGAGCATTTCGACACCGGCAACGGTGAGCGAGATCGGGGTAGCGGTCACGACGCGCACCGATGATACGGAGCCGTCGAGCGTCTGATCGGCTTCGACTTTCGTTTTGATCGAGTTCGTCCCGGAAGCGGTGAGGAACGAGTCGAGGTAGTCTTGCGCGGCTCTGTCGCTCATGCGTCCGGCTATCAAGATGAGGTCGACTTCGGCGGAGTCTGCGCCTCGAGCCATGACCAAGTCCCAAGTCATCGCGAGTTGTCCGATGACGAGCGCCGGAGGGATCAAGCCGTCCGGGACGGTGTCATAGACGCGGAGCCCGGTGATATTGACGGCGGCCTTGAGTTTGTCGCGAACGGTTGACGGGGTCACGCGACTACCTCGCGGCGGTATGCGCGCACGATTGCGGCGATATCGCGCCCGAGGGGACTCATTCGGATAGCGCCCAACTCGGACAAGCCGACGACGCCGCCGACGCTCGAGGCGCGCTTCATATAGTCGGCGCTCAAGATGAGACACGCTTCGACGATGTCATCCGGTACGGAAGGCCATCCCCAACGCGCGGTCACTTGTACGGCGGGACGGAATGAGGTCGGGAAGGGCCACGACGCGGTCCCGCTCGAGCCGACGAGGGTGACCATTGTGTAGGGGCGTCCTTTTGCGAGTGAGTTGACCGGGTCGAGGATGTAGTCGGTATTGAGTGTGAGCGTGTCGGTATAGGAGCCGTTCCCGGTGGCGTCGAGGTTGACGGCGATATCGGTCTCGCTTGAGATGTCGTCGACGATGAGCCGGTAGTAGTCGACGGGACGGTAAAGCCGATTCGAGGCGGCGGCGTCGGCGTAAAAGCGACGGTTCGCGATCCGGTCGATAGACCGGGAGGCGGCTTCGATAGCGGCCTCGATTGAGGAGGTCTCCGCCGCGGTGAGCGTCGACATTCCCGTATAGTTCTGGAACTCGGCGAGCGTGACGTAGCCGTTCGTGATCGCCATTTCGTAGACCTTCTTTCGTGCGGGCTTCTTCTTTGGTGTGGTGTCGACCCGCCTCGGAGCGGGAACTACTTCGCGCTCGATGACGGGCGGCGTGTAGCCGAGGCGGGCCAACTCTGC